TTCCATGATAGAGTCAACAGCGTTGGTGGCTTGTGTTTCTCTAACTTTTTTATAAGCCTCCTCTTGCGTATGTCCTCGTTTTAACCAATATCCCTCTTGAGATGGTAAACGATCCCCGATTAAATGTGTTTTTCTAATCTTTTCAGCGCAATTTTTAGCGCGATTTTCATGTTTATTATACCACAAAACATTACAAGATGTGTTGTAGCAAAATTTATCGTATCCATCTCGCACATTTTTAAATCGTGTTGGGGTTTTACACCATTTACAAAATCCCTCACTATCACATTTTTTAATATGTTTTTTATAATAATCTTCTGGATCGATGTTTAGCACACCTTTGAGGTGTCTAGTCAAGCGATTTATTCTTGTGAATGTATTCCCATCTTCTAAACAGGTGTATTTAAAATCTTTTAATTTTAAACTTTTCAAATTTTGATTATAATGCAACAAACAACAAGTATTATACTTCAAAAAATCATAAGGAACTTGATTATTACAATCATGTTTTTTACATTTACTATTCGGTTTAAAATATTTTTCATAGAGAGATATTTTATCAACTTCACTCAGATTGTATCTCATTCCCAATGATCTGGATGCTGCTCTCCAACAAGAATAATATTCATCATACTCGTCAATATATATCAAGTTATTTTCAACATCTTCTTTAGTTTTTTCTAAATCAAATTTATTATCTTTATATATAAAAAACAAGGTTCTACTATGACAACCCTTCCACTTTTTTCCATCTGACAATAATTTTCCAGTAATTATACATGTTTTGTTCGTCATGTATATATTTAGTCTAATCGCTTAGATATTTGTCTATTTTTTAATAGAATTGTAAAACTTTTCAGCTTCAACTTCTTCTATTTCACCTGTTTTTTTGTTTCGTATTTTTATTTTAGTATCACCAACAAAACATTTTCCCGATTGACGAGATGAGTTGACAATATTAAATCTGTTATCTCTAAATGCGTTCAGCAACCGCTTCTGATATGGTAACAACGGTATTTTAATCTTACCTAAATCCGGCTCAATGATATAGAAATAATTTTCAGCAAAATATAAAATATCATCCCGACACTTGGCAATCTCAGCCACCATCTCTGGTGTATATTCGAATGTAGCACTAGCTGTGGGCAAATTAGGATTGCCCATATATGTATCTTTTTTCCTACCCATATTACCTATTTAGAAATAATTCCCATATACACTACCATCACTACCTCCCGTGGATGGAGGAAACACATCCCTTTGCACGATTTCATCGGAACTTTCGGTGTATATCTTGTTATCATCCAGAACAGAAGATAGCGACAAAAATGCTGCCGAAAGACCCGGATACATTCCCGTCAATTCTGGGAACATCGTGGAAGACAGCTTACCGAAGAAAGAATTATCAGCAATTTGATGATTCATATTTTCCCTTGGTTCATTGGTGGTGAAGTTATGCTCACTACGAACAGCTTTCAATCTCCAAACATAATGACCCATTGCAGGATTGAGTTCAGCGGCATCTTCATCCAGAGCTTCCGTAACCTCAAATATCTTGGCTCCCCTGCCATTCGGCCTATCACATCCAAATGGTGTCACCCTGATCTTATCCTGTGATTTGGGTTCGCAAGCCCATGGACCATTTTCCTGATCAATAATAATTTGCTCCCCTGCTTCCGTTAATATGGGATTATTGTTTTCATCTCTTAAAACACCATCAAATACGCTAAGTCCAGCAAATTTGACATTAAAATCATCAATATGTAAATAGAGTGTCAAAGTATCGGGGGAATCCATACCAGCCAGAGCATAAATTGGGGAGGCATTCTCCATCTGGATATATGCTTTGATAACTGTTGGACCGAGCCAATACATGAGAGTGTGTTCCCCATAGATGGAGTTCATTGCCTTTGGGTTGAAGGTGTTCACATAATAATCAATCTCCACCCCATAATTATTGATAAGCTCCCCAAATTGGGAATTGAATATGGCTCTTTCAGCCTTGAAATTGGAAGGATCGGCAAATCCCCCGCAATTGGGGCGATAAACACCAGCAAAGATGTTTTCAGGAGTGAGACAGGAAAGTGGAATTGTTGGACAACCCATTATTTTTTAACTTCTACGATTTTACCACATTGTTGACCATGGAGATTGGTGAACAGCTTTAGGATTTGATTACTGTTTTTTCTTTTGATCTCTTTACCATCTTTAAATTCCACACCATTGAGTTGTCCCAATTCCTTTAACAGATCATCCCCAATCAGAATCTCTCCTGCTGTTCTGATCTTCTTATACGGTCCTTTGTTCCATGGTATCTTTCTTGTCAGGGGATCGCGGGTAATATTACCCCCCTTCTTATTATTGGCGTGGAGGGATTGCTTAATGTCACCAAATCCATCCTTGTGTCGATACTCAAGTATCACACCATTGCGCTCTTCGAAAAATTCCAGAAAGGACTTCATGCTAATACTTAACAAAAAAAGAGGGAATCATCACGATCCCCTCTTCTTAGGTTTATTTTTTTAATTCATATTAGCGGAAGAAATCTTCTGCCTGTCTAATATCCGAAACTTTGTTCTGCTTGCCCATATCAGGTTGCTTTGCACCGTGGAGAGCGTGACCATAATCACCGTCATTACCAACCTTATCAGTGGTTCCCACTACCTTGGTTTTTTGGTTTTTTGGTTGGGGACGGCCATTAACCTTGTTGCTACGACCTTGGAGCTTGTGTTGTTGACCACCACCCTTGCCATCCTTGGCACCTACGGTTCCGTCATTACCAACCTTGTCAGTTGGAAACGTTCCGCGCTCTTCATCTTCGTCATAAGAGAAATCATCTTCTTCTTCGTTATCTTCATCCATTTCGTCGTCTCCTCCGAAATCATCGCCTTCATCAAAGTCCAGATCATCTCCTTCGTCTTCCATACCACCATCAAGAACTCCCATCAAAACATCGTGAAGCTTTTGTGCTGTGGCACGATCAAGAGTAAATGTAACTTGGTCTTCATCGTCACCGAATTCGTCATCTCCAAACTCATCGTCCATGGGAGCATCACCAAGGCCGAGGGCATCAACTTCTTGAGCATCCTCTTGCTGGTCAAAATTATTACCCATAACGGATTCAAACAACTTATCAAATGTAGATTTCTTAGTCATAAATGTATTTAGTCTATCTCTTGCAATTTTTTTAGATTCCTTGTGAATTCTCTCTTCCGCTTCCTCTCTTTGGATTCCACTCTCCATTCTTGCAATTTCTTTTTTAAGAGATTCCTTCTGTTTATCAGAAAGATTGGGATTCTTCAACTTTTCTTTAAGTTTATCAAGATTAGCATACTTACGCTCTTCATCCTCATCATAAGTATCATTCAAAGCTTTGTGATAACCGCTTTTCTCAGATGGACCACCTTTTTGCAAGGGATTTGTTTCGTTGAAAGCGTTTTTGGATTGCTTGGGAATTTTTTTGGACTTGTTGATGTTTTCCTGTGCGTTCTCTTGAACGACTTGAACACTGTTCAGCATTTGTCCATATATATCTCCCAATGTCGGTTGTTTTTTCATATAATTATTGTTGGTAAAGTGTATCGTGGACGGTGATAGTTCCAGCACTGAGGTTTGCGGTAAATGAGTGGGTGGGATACTTGACATCAACCGTTGCTCCATCCCCTTTGGCCAACATCAGAATAAATTGTGTAAGCTCCCCATGGAATTGAAAAATCTTAAAAACATCCGACCCCATCTCATCAATTATTTCCTGCGGAGTGAGGGTTTCGTCCTCCCAAACAATCTCAATACCTTCTCGTTGGGTTCTCACCAAATTACTGAAACATTCCTTGGAAAGATTTTTGATACGGGATACCGCTTGTTTCAATAGGACTTCCTTATTGGGTGTCGGGGGTGGTGGTAGTGTGTTATTACCTAGTATAGACATATCATTATTTAGTCATTTCTTCCAAAATTCATAACCATCCAATCCTTTACATATTTCATCCCCCAAAATTTCTTTAGCTTTTGAACTGGATGGGGTGACTTTACTCTTAATTTTATGTAAATCGACATAATTATAAACACCATCATCTTCTGGTGTTTGGTTCAATATGTTTTCAAAATCATGTTCACATTTGGGTATATTGAGGAAATCCCAAATTACGTCCATGACAATTTTAGGATTATGTGTCAGGTAATCATAATCCACCAAAAGGAATCTATCCCCCAATCCTCTTAAAAAAGCATCCTTCAATATTGCGTAAGCAGCACCGACTTCCCCCTCCAAACTTGCCCAATGCATCATCCTACCTTCAGTTGTTAAACATTGGGGCATTGGTCCTTGGGGGTTGAACTTGTAGGAACCCTTTCGATATAATAATTCGAAAGACGCAAGAACATCCTTTATATCTCTAACTGGTGCTATGATCTTGGTTTTTTTATTGGTGATTGCCTCCAACATTTCAATGGAGAATCCCCACCCCCTACATTTGTCGATGACATACGGTTTTTCGGTATTATGGTAGGAATGTAATACAGTGTTGAGGATACGCTTCAAATTTTCATCATTACCAGCGTTTTTATCAGATCGATGTTCAATGATATTACCCCACGATGTTTTGATATTATTCATCAATTGATTCAAACCCGATGTAGGAGTACAGAATACTTTAGGATTTTGTGCCATCAGATTCATCAGAAGAGTGCTTCCCGATCTGGGTAAGCCAGACACATAAAATATATCTCTCATTTTATGATGTTTTCGATATTGAAAATTTGATAAATATTATCATATGGGCATTCATGGATGATTCCATTGAAACTATAATCATATAAATACGAATTAATATTACCCTTTGGAAAGGTAACAGGGGGAGTTATATTATTATGCATGTCATAACCAAATACTTCCGGTTGTGTCCCAACCCACACCACTGTTGATGGTAATCCCATGGCAGCCGCAGCATGTTGTAAAGAAGAGTCGATTAGAATTCTTTTTTTAGAAAGATTCAACATGGCACATAAAATCTTTTTATTTTGATTTTTATCATAGCGAATCACATTTTGTAATTGAGGATGGTGGGGGTGACAAATATGCAATATCGTATATTGTTCTTTAAGATTATTGATTATTTGTTGAGCAATGAAAGGATGAATATCCCTTGTCCATGAGTATGGAAATTCTTGGTTTTGTGCGCCTCCAAATGGTTGGAAGATGAGAATGGGTTTATCAGTTTGAGGTAGTAACGCTCTGGGTATTTCCCCTTCCCTAAAATTAAAATAAATGTTTGGATTTAAACCATCGTAATTAATCCCTATCATATCACACCACGATTTCACCAGAGGTTGTTGTTTGGTGATATGATTTGTTGTTTTATATGGATCATGTGCAAATATTTCACAATCTTTATCGAAGATAAAGTCCTCATAAAAATACGGAGTATTTCCCAATAGATAACACCTATCAATATCAGGATTTCCTTGAAAAATGTCAGGATATGCAGAATTTACTATAATGTTGTGGATTGGATGTTCCTTTTTATAGGAACGGATAACCGAAGTGGCTACAATGTTTTTACCCAACCCCCCCTCAATATGAAAAATAGCATTTTTTATCATATTGCTATTTATATAACATTAAACGGAAAGCAACGCTATTTTCTTCATAGTTCCATTTATGTTTACAACTAAACAGTTGCCGCTATTAACAGTTGATAGTGGGTATGCTGACGACCCCAACACTAATTGATTGTGTGATGTGGGGATGGCACAAGAGCCAAGGGCGATTGAAGCTGATAGAGAGGCACCGTTACCTGCGTTATAACCAATGAATATAGAGTGACATGCGTTTGTGGCACCGTTACCTGCGTTATAACCAAGGAAATTGGAGTTGGATGCGCATGTGGCACAGTAACCTGCGCGATTACCAAAGAAATTGGAGTTGGATGCGTTTGTGGCACCGTTACCTGAACATCGACCAAAGAAATTGGAGTTGGATGCGTTCGTGGCACCGTTACCTGCGTTTGAACCAAAGAAATTGGAGTTACCTGTGTTCGTGACACCGTTACCTGCGTTTGAACCAAAGAAATTGGAGTTGTTTGTGAACGTGGCACCGTTACCTGCGTTATAACCAAGGAAATTGGATCTAAATGCGCCTGTGGCACCGTTACCTGCGCCATTACCAAGGAAATTGGAGTTGGATGCGATCGTGGCACCGTTACCTGAACATCGACCAAAGAAATTGGAGTTGGATGCGCATGTGGCACCGTTACCTGCGTTATAACCAAGGAAATTGGAGTTGGATGCGCATGTGGCACAGTTACCTACACCATTACCAAAGAAATTGGAGTTGGATGCGCATGTGGCACCGTTACCTACACCATTACCAAAGAAATTGGAGTTGGATGCGTTGGTGGCACCGTTACCTGAACATCGACCAAAGAAATTGGAGTTGGATGCGTTCGTGGCACCGTTACCTGCGTTATAACCAAGGAAATTGGAGAAACATGCGCATGTGGCACCGTTACCTGCGCGATTACCACCAAACAAACTATTACCACCCACTGTCGCAGATAAAGGAAATCCTCCGACATTTATTGAACTTGTGGTGAACGTTTGGGTAGATGAAAAATTATTATTGACATTAACCTTTGCATAATTGGCGGAATTTGAGGAAAATGTGGTGTAAGTGTTTTGCCAATTGGCAGATAAGGTAGAAACATCAGAACCCCGCCCAATAAAATTACTCAAAACACTGGAATAAGTGCTTCCATTTTGATTGATGATAGCCACTTCATTACCAATAATGGGTAATGTTGCGGATGGTATTTGAGAAATCTTCGGCATACGATTATTTAATGTTGACATATGAAAAACTCTAAATAAATTCCTACATCGATGAAAAAGAATACGATACTGAAAAAATTGGAACTACACGAAGAGAAAATCATCAAATCCATTATGGATTTACAGGATTTCCTTCATACCGTGGATGACGAAGAGATTTCCCAAATGGCTGATGATTTATGTGAGGGCATACAGGGATATCTATACGAAAATGATATTTGTAATTTGGAAAACGTTCGGGAATTTATTGAAAACGTATATGAAGCTTAATTTATTAATTTTAGGAAAAGGTTACGTCAGCAATCACCTCTTCAATCATCTGAAAAATGATTTTAACGTGATTATCCAATCGGCTAAAGAAATGGATTACCACAATGCAAATACATTACATAAATTTCTTCTCAATAATGATATTGACACGGTGATCAATTGTTCAGGATTCACGGGAAGACCCAATATTGACGAAGCTGAGAAAAAAAAAGAGCTTTGTTGGGATTTGAACACAACATCTCCTCTAAGAGTGAATGCCATATGCAATACCAGAAATATAAATTATCTTCATATCTCATCTGGTTGTGTTTATGATGGTTATGAGAAAGTGTGGAGTGAGGAAGATTCCCCGAATTATGGATTGTTCTGTAACAGGGCTTCATTCTACTCCAAATCCAAACACGCTTTTGAAAACCTATCAAAAACCATGGATAATATAATTCTGCGCGTTCGTATGCCATTCCATTACGAATCATCTGGTAGGAATTATTTGAACAAAATTAGACAATACAACGATCTGATCAATTTCCGCAATTCCAAGACATATATTCCCGATTTCTGCGAATTTGTAAGAAATCTTTTGATTAAAAAAGTCGGTAAATGGAAAGGACAGAACATCTACAATGTCATCAATCCGGGGGCATTGACCACTCAGGAAGTATGTGATATTATGAAAGAATACGGTTTCCACAACGATAATTGGAAATTCGTATATCTTGCCGATCTTCCCATTGCCACGGGTAGGAGCAATTGCGTTCTGGATGGCTCAAAATCGAAGGAAATCTATGAGATGCGATTTGAGAAAGATGTAATGAAAGAATGCTTCAATAAAATGCTTGAGAAACAAGCGGAAGACAAGAGAATCAAACAAGAAATAGAGGAAAAATATGCAAGAGAATAT